TTTGGTCTTGAGTAGTTTATTTGCATACTTGCCTCAGTAGGTCTACACGCTTCTTGTTTATGGTGTCAAGGTTGTGGTGTTGGTTGCAATACTGATAGTTTATCTCACCTACCTCTTTGACTTTGTCAGACTTGATTAGCTTTCCAATCTCTGACCAATCGTTGTTCTTGACAAAGAAACAGCCCAGATTATCTCGGTGGTTCGTGTATGGCTCAACTGCACTTACAAAGATAGGCAACTTGTATGCTGCCGCCTCTAATATTTTCAGTTCTGATTTGTAACGGTTGAACTGTGTTTTTTGCAATGGTGCTAAACAGATATCAATCTCTGAGTAATACTTGCCGAACTCGTTTGCTTTTGTTCCTACCCTTGTCTGAAACCACTCAGGTCGTTTATGTCTTGGCTCTCCAGTGATTGCTTTCTCCATTGTTGCCCAATCGGGAACATTCTCGTGAAATCCACACATTAGGAATCTCGCTCCGTATTCCTCGCAGATGGGCTTTATTTTGTTTGTAAGCAACTTTAAATCTTCAGTGTGTGATAACCCTCCGACCCATCCGATAGTGAAAGGATGCTCTGTTTCTGCTTTCCATTGGCTTTGATTGTAGTCTAAAGCATTGGGAACGATGTGGACATTCTGATTAAATTCCCGAACTTTTTCCCGAAGTTGTTCGGTAGTAACCATTACCGCATCTGCATAATGTAGGCTGTCTTTTATGCCGTTCTTGATGTAAGCACGGTAGAACTTGTACGCTGGGTTGTACTTCGGTAGCACCCAATAATCGTCAATATCAACGATGAAAGGGATTTTCTTTTTAGCGAGTACAGGTAGGATGTTGTATTGCAACTTACCAAGCCATCGGTTGAATACCACGCAATCGTATTTCTCAAATGGTAGGTCTGCCCATTCGTTCTGATCCACGGACACATCAACTGTGATGCCGTAGTCAATTTGGATTTTGACATAGGGAGTGTACAACCTATGGAAGGACACCCCATTCATGCCGTCAAGTAATAGAAGTACCCTCATTAGAAAGGCATATCATCCTTTTCTTTCGGTGGTCTTGGCACTGCCACATAGTGAGTAGCCTTTGACCTGTCGTTTTGATGCTTGAGTTTCTGCACTCTGATACGCACATCTCCGTACTTGTTAATCTCAAGCTTTCCGTCAGCGAGTGCTTGTTTGAATTTGTCCACGTTCACCGTGATGTTCAAGCCGTAGTCATCAGACCAGGCATTTCCTAAAAATGTAATTTCATCCATATTAAAATAGCTTAGGTTTGTTTGCTTCTTTGATTCGCTCTTGTGCGATGTTGTAGTATTTCTCCTCCTTCTCTATTGCTATATATTTTCTTTTTGTGTTTATCGCTGCAACTGCTGTGCTTCCACTTCCACAGGTCAAATCAACTACAAGGTCATTCTCGTTGCTGTATGTCTTAATCAAGTCCTCAAGTAGTGCGATTGGTTTCTGTGTTGGGTGATAGCCGTTATAGTCCTTTTTATATTTCAGTACGTTGCTTTTGTATTTCTTGCCTTCCCATAGATTAAAGGTGCTTTGGTATTTCTTATCTATTTTCTCTAACTCATCAAAAGACATAAAACCTTCCATTTTATCAATATTAAAATGTTGTATTAGTTCGTTGTATGTTTTTTTTGTACATAGAGAGAATTGTGAACTTTCAACATTAGACTCCATGAAATGTTGATGACCACCGTGTCCTAATATTTTTGTAAATTTTAACCTAGAATAATTGGTATATTTTTTTAATTTCATTCCATAACCCCTTAACGGGTGTAATCCCTCAAAATCGTGTTCTTTACTAAATACAAGTATATCCTCAAAGTATGAAACGGGTGCTTTCTTTGATAGTAGAGCGTTTGCATAATGGTCTTTCTCCCAAATCATCCGATAACTAAAAGGCACGTTAGGTATTGCATTGGTTATTAGTTGAGAGGTATAAGGCTCTTGACTGAACAAAACAAGTTTGCCGTTTTTTCTTAATATGCGGTTTGCAATGTTAAAAATGTCAGTCGGGTTAATAGCGTCATCCCAATGAGTTTTGTCTTTACCCCATCCGTCAAGTTCTGCACCTTTCATATTCCCATAAGGAGGGTCAGTCAATATCAAATCAACTGAACCGCTTTCTATCTGTTCGCTTTGCTCTAAACAATCCCCATGTAAAATCATTAGTCTAAATTTAAAGTCACATTAACAACCTTAGCCTCCACGGTTGCGTCTACTGTTTCCTTTGGCTTACCATATACTCGACTCAACAAAGTGTCCATTGAATAGAGTGAGCCTTTCTCATACGATTTAATAATAGCCTTTGCAACTGTCTTTTCTAACATGGTTGCATCTTCGTTCTTCAGAACCTTTTTAATCTCTTGTTCATCCATTGCCATGATTGCCTGAATGCTGTCGTTCACTTCTGAAAGCTTGTAGCCTTCCTCCTTCATCAAGGTGGTGAACTTTTTAGGTCTGCCCTCCATCCATCTTCTATCATCCTCACCTTTTTTGAATGGTTTTAAGTTTTCTTCGTTTGCCATATTTTCACAGATTATTCACAGTTATTACAATGTAATTACTTTCTTTCGTTCATCTTTACCTTATGGACTACCTTCAGCATTGACTTAAATTGTTTTTTATCACCGTATTCGATGTGACAATTTCTGCATAATCCCATTAGGTTCTCAATCGTGTCTTTGTTTCCTCCACCCATACCTCTTGCCTCTATGTGGTGAATGTCAACGGCTGTATCACCGCATAGTTCACACGCTATCCAATCCGTCGGATGGTAGTTCATTTCTTTTAGATATATTTTAGTATGTTTCTTCACAGCCTAATTACTTGACAATCCGTTCTATTTTTTAGCTCGTGCATATGCTGATTGTGAGCGTTGAAGTTTGTTCCTTGCTCTCCTCTGATATAGTGTTCAGTCAATCCTTGGTATAGTTCACGACCTCCATCTATCCCTAACGTATATACTTGGTCAAATCTATTCATTAGTAGTTCAAATGCAAATGAGCTTGAGTTGAATGTTCTGAATGTGTAATGCCCCACGTTTGGATCAATCTTAAATTGTACAAAGATGGTGTTGTCGTATATCTTTTTATTGCAAGTTCTGGTTAGGATAAAACGTGCCTTGTATTTTCCGTTTATGTATTTCTGTGGTTCGTTATAGATGGGTGGATCATGGAACGCTGCTATATCTGCGTATCGTGTTTTTTCCAATGCTCCATTAATTGTCCAGACGTTATAGTCTAACATCATTGAAGCATCCCACCTTTCAAGCGATGGACCGGTACCAACAACGAGCCAAGGTTTATCCTTCGCCCAATCCTGTTGAATTATCTTCGTTACGCACGACACGTTTTCTACGCTTTTTTTTAACAGGCTGCTCATCGTCAGCAAGAGTGTTCAACTCTTTCTTCTGTGCTTCAGCTCTAATAATCATTGAGAGCATCCCCTCAACTACACAGTTGCCGCACGTTGGAAGTGGTTTGCCCATCTCTTGTAGGTACACTGCTCTGAACTCGACGTTTTGTTCAGGTGTCATCTTCAGCACTTGTGTTTCTTTCCATTTCTGGAATACTGGCAGCATCTCCTCCAGTATGAATGTTATTTGTTCTTGTGTCATTTAGTATTCTTATTACTTTGGTTAGTGCCTCGTTGACTTCGCTTGGTCTTGGTTGACTTAGTGCAAAGCCCCTTCGGTATTTTAAATGTCTTTTTAATGTGTCAATTACTTCGTTAATGTCTTTTAGTTCATACATATCTGTTCAATATCGCTGCTATCATCCCTGCCGCAAATGAGAATAGAACTCCCTCCAAGGAATGGAAGTACAGTACACTCAACCAAAACGCAAGACATAGCTCACAGGTAAATGGCTTAACCTTGAGCTTGTATGTCAAGTTTCTTACAAGAATTACTCCTGCGGAGGCGAGTCCTAATATCTCAAATGTAAGGCTCATATTTTTTGAATTGTTTATTTGCTTTGTATTTTATTTCGTTAATCACTTTATCTATTTCGTGCCTACTTATGCCCGTTGCTCTGCTGATTGATCGTGCTGATTTTGGTTTGATGTTACGCCCACCTTCTGAATAGAGCTTCCATATTTTAGTATGATACCAGTCATACTCTCGCAGTACAATGTCAATGCAGTAGTGCAGTATCTCGTTTCTGTAATCAACATCATGATCAGGTATTTCAAGTTTGGAGGAGTCCAACATTGGCTCTTGTTTAAATAATTTATTGAACCTGGTATATTGTCCATAGGCCTGGTTAACCACGATGCGAATGACAAGCCCTTCCCAGTATCCGCTGTTGTATTTTTCCCTTATCCAATCTTCATCCTTTTCGCAGATTATTAAAAACACCTCCTGATATAAGTCATTAGCTTGGTGCTTCCCTATCTTCTCACAAACTTCCCTCAACCATTCGGCTGTTGTCAGCTCGTTTATGATGTCGGCTTTTTTGATATGTCAAAGTTCTTTGCAATTTCAATACCTATTCAAGAAGTTTTACACGATTAATCCACATTACAAAAACATTCAAAGGATGGATCATCATCCCATAAACCGAGTTGAGCCTGTGCTTTGTCCTTGAGTGCTTGATAGCTTATTTCCTTTTTCCATTGTTTGCCTTCGGATTCTTTATCAATCCACCAGTCAAAAAGTTCTGGCTTCTCTTTGGCAATCGTTGCAAGTTTGCCCTTGCCTTTCAAAAAACAGCAGTCGCAATTTCCATATGGCTCATTTACTTGTAAGTCAAAATCTTGTTCACTCCACCACTTCAATACATCAGCCTTTGTGGTTTTCCATTTAACAAGAGGCAACTCAACGTCAAGGTCAGTGGCTTTGATTTTCTGCCATCTTCTCGGTTCATCATAGCGGATACCATTAAATGATGTGTATTCGTTTACTCCTATGCTTTTAAGGTATCTTTTCAGTGTGTTGATTTTCATCTCAAGTGTGCAAAATCTGAACTGCTGATTCGGTATTGATGCAGGTCGTTGCTTTAAAAGTTGGTCAAATGGCTCACCCTTACGAGATGCTGTTTCATATTTCACTACTTCAAACGTCGCTGGTTGTCTGTATTCCAGCCATACAATATTAAGATTCCAACGCTTATCGCACTCGTGTACAAAGTCAAGTGTCTGAGGTAGTTCTTTTCCTGTGTTCTGAAAGGTGACCAGATAATCACCTCCCTCATCAATTAACCGCTTGGTCATGTATGCCGATGTTCTACCACCGCTGAAATTAATTACTTGCATTTTATTTCTACTCTTTTATCATTGCAGATGCTGTAAACCTCAAAGCCTTGTTTCATATATTTTTTTGCATAGTAGATGACTTGCTTATCATTCTCAAGGATTATGTGAACGAACTCACGCCCCTTCCTGACTGTCAGCTCCATTAATCAACTCTAATATGGTTAACTCCTCTCTGTACACTTGTGGGATGTCCAGCCAATTCTCTACTCTTTTACATCCATTGATAACGCTTGAATGGTCACGATTAAAGATTGAACCTATCTTGACGGTGCTGAAATTCTTTCTATGCCTTAGATAATAGAACAAAGCGTGTCTAACGTTAACGATTGATCTGTCCCTCATTGGGCTTTTGAGTTCATCTTCAGTGATGCCGTACTCGTTTAAAATGCGTTCATAAAGTTCCTGACATCTTTCAACATT